GTCGAGTTCCGCCTGAGCAAAATAAGCCGACGCCTTGCGCAGGATTTCATTTGCTTGCCGAAGCTGACGCACCTCGCGTTCCAGTTCCTTTATCTTATCGCGTTCAGCACTGGTCGCACCATCTCGTGCCCCGCTGTCCTTTTCCGCCTGCCGAACCCAGACCCTTAATGTCTCTGGGATGCAGCCAATCTTCGGGGCAATCGCAGCGACCGCCGCAGATTGCGTTTCATACGAGCCTTGATGCTCCAGCACCATGCGAATGACACGCGCCCGTAGTTCGGGTGAATAACGATTTGATGTCTTGCTCTTTTCCATAGCCCTCATCCTTAGTCAGGTTGAAGGTCTCCAGCAAATCCGGGGCGGTTCAATCACCCGCAACTGGCCACCCAAGCGGCCGACCAAATCCCAGACCTGCCAGCCCTCCGGCGTTTGCTGCCGGTTCAGCCTTGCGGGGCAGTCGGGGCAGGCAACTTGGCAGGCCGCGCAGTATCGGTCGCCCCCGCCGAAGGACCAGTCGGCGAGGGCGCGGAGGCGTTTTTTTCCACGTCCAGGATCAAGCCCTTGGCAACATACATGGTCTGGAATGCCTCGAAGACTGGCCAGATTTCCAGAAGGGCGTCGATCCCCTCCGGGGTGACGGGCACGACATTCCCGGCGTCATCGCCCACACCTTCCCAATCCAACACAGCGCGACGGGCGACCGCTTTGGCCATCGCGAGGGCCAGCGACTCTTGGCTGGCGCCGTCGGGCAAGGCTTCGATTGCCGGATCGGCGCGTGCGGCAACCATCAGCGCGGTGGTCAAGGGTCCGACGAGCAGGCGCAAGCCAGGGGCGAGGTCCAGCCATTGGGGTGTGGCGGTCAGGTTCAAACGGATCATGGTCAGTATCCTGCGAGGGTGTTGATGAGGATGGCGGTGCACATGCGCGCCGGGCTGGTGGCCTTGGCGGCCATCCAGTCGAAAGTTGCCTGCACGCCTTGCGGCCCGGCGATCTCGATGCGCGGGCGGGGCAGGTAGACAGCGTGCGCCGTAAAGATGAAACTGGCGTTGGCCCCAAGGCTGTAGTTGAACTCCAGCTCGCAGGGCGTGCCGTCGATGGCTTGGGTGATCAGCGTGGTGTCGGAAAACCTCACCTCGATCCGGCCCGACAGGGCGGCCATGGCAGGATCGGCACCATCGATGCGCCCATCGCCGCGGATGGTTTCGATCCGGTCGAGATTGTTGGAATAGGTGATCTCGGCTGAGACCACATTGCCCAAGCTGCTGCCGTTGCGTTTCACGGTGCCATTGAAGTGGCCGAAGCGTTGCAGCCCCAGCGCCGTGGGCGTGCCTGCGGCGGTGGCGGCAGCGATGGTTTCGCCCTGCGCCACTATTCGGGCAGTGGCCGTGAGCAGGCCGGAGCGCTGCATCTGCCAGGTCAGCTGGTCCAGCACGCAGCCGGAATACATCGCGAAGCGGGGCACCTCCGGCATGTCGGTTTCAATCGCCATGCTGGGCAGCGTCCAGTTGCCCGACTGGAAGGTGTGCGTTTTGGGCGTCGTGCCGGTGGTGACGGGCTGACCGAAGGCCGCCTTGAGCCAGAACCCAAAGGCCTCGACGTCGATGGGGATCACCACCTCACCGTCAGCCGTCACCGCATCCTTGATCGGAGCCAAGGGATCGCGGCCATAGCCCAGCAGTTCGGATTCCAGCAGCGGCTGTTCCGACCCGAGCGTCGTCCGGGCAAAGGGCATCAGCCGGAACCCACTGACCGGCGGGGTGCCGTAAACCGTCTCATACGCAAGCGCCATCTGCGCCCGCGCGCCTTGCGCACGTGCCATGGGGGTCTCCTTTATGTTGGGATGGTCAGGCCAGGGGGCCGTTGGTGGTGTAGTGCAAGACGACGGTGATCACCGCTGCCTTCAGCGCTGCCGCGCCCTCGATGGGCAGATCGACGGATGCCGGGGCCTCGGGTTCGACCCAGTCGCAGAGGCCGCCCAACGTACGGTCAGCTTCCAGCGTCGTGCCGATGCTGGCGATCAGATCGTCAAAAACGCTGGCCCGGCCGGTGCCCGCCTGGACCACAACCTCCAGTTCGGCCCGGTGCTGGTAGTGGTAGCGCAAGGGCGACAGCGTCACCTCCGGTTCGCCCGGCTGGCCATCGCGCAGGATGATTAGCCCGGACGCCGGAATCCGCTCTGGCAGGACCTCATCGCGCAGAGTGAGAGCGGCAAGGGGCTGCAGCCGCACATGCAGAGCGGCGAGGATGGTTTCGCGGATGGTGGGCATTCATTACCAAGTGAGAAGCGACGTAGGGCAGCGGTCACTTACAGGCTGCTGCTGCCTGAGTAATTCGTTGAGGAGCCAGCCAGTGCCTACACTATCAATTTCGATATCCAAGTTTGCAGGACCAGCCTCAGCGATCAAGGCGTCGTAGGTCGCCTGATGGTCTTGCTGACGTACTAGGCCAACGTCTGATCGCCATGCGAAGCGAAAGTCCTCGTCGGGTGACAGACCCATGGCCAAACCATATATGGTTGTTTCTGTCACAAAGATTGCCCATGTTTCGTCGCGGATCAGTGGAGTTCCATCCGGGAACTTCGGCACGGCGATGGGCTTGAAATAGGGCCTGCTCAGATCGAAGATTGCCTCGTAGCCCAGGTACAGCCCGTTTTTCAACGGCACACAAACTCGGTACTTCCTGTCGTAAGCAGTGAACAGCCATGCGGCTGGAAGCAAAAGGCCAATCAAGGCGAATGCAATCGCTGCCTTTGCCGTTCCTGCCAGCTGGCTGTCTCCGTGACCCTTCAAGCGAGCTGCCTACCGTTCTGCTATCGAAATGCGCTGTATCGGGGGTCGGTGCGGACCCGTCCCGCAAAGCGCCCCGACCATATATCCGTTATCGCATATGGCTCGCCGGTGTGGATGCCAAGCCTCTGAGGGCCGCTGGAAGGCAGACCGAGGCGACTGCGCCCGTGATCTTCGAAAGGTCGAAGCAGATTTTCGAAGATCGTTTCGGGGATATCGATTGCCTCCACGCCAATGTCGAGCGGGTCTGAAAACTCGTCTTTGAGGTAGAATTCGAGTTCGCCGAAGACGTCAATGTTGCCGTTACGCTCGGTTGCGTGCCCCATGAACGCCCCGCCGATGGTTGTGTCACCCACGCTGAAGACGAGACCTGTCATGTCGTAGGTCCGAATGAAGTCGCCTGAAAGTGCACCATTCCGCACCTCTCTCGCCTTTTCGGCGATTTGCCTTTTGATCCGATCCTCTGCGATCTCCATGTATCTTGCGACCAACTGCCCAAGATTGCCAGTCTCACGCACCGTTACAGCGCGACCACCTCCCTGATAGTAATGCCTGACAAAGTCGCGGCTGCCCCAAACGGTCGAGCTGTCGGAAACGCCTTGCAGTGAAATTGTGAGACTTTCGGCTGTCTCTGGATCGTACGGCTCGGCCGTGCAACGGCATCCGTAGTCTTCGCCAGGGTGGCCTGTCGGGGGTGGATCGTCCCACGCAAACACCTGTCCGTTGTTGGCTGCATGACTGGGGCGCACATTCTCGTCGTCGCGAGTCCGCCAGATATAGTGCGTCGTGGGGCGTTCCTGCTTGATAGACCATTCGATGGGCGTTCCCTTGCGCAGGTATGCCTGAAACGCCTTTTGATACAATTTCTGGTCAACGAACATGAAACGGTCCCCATGGAGGCTTTGTGCTCCTGCCTATCAGGCTTTCGTTAAGGCATTCGTAACCGTCAGATCGCTGAGTCCTGCTTACTCACCCACCCCGCCACGATCCGCCCTGGCACGCTGTCCACCGCTCGCTCTGCATCCCGCGCCAGATCCAGCCGCTTGCGCAATTTGACCTGCGGGACCAGCAGAAAGATCGGCACGGTCGCCACGCCGCGTCTGGTTTTCGACCTGGACGCAACGGCCCGACCTTTGGAATTCAGCCGCCCCTCCGCTACCAGCAGGCTCGGTCCTCTGCGGCGGTAGATGAACCGCAGGCGCAGGCCGGTACGGCGTTCCCATTCGCCGGGAGTGATGCGGCCGCCTTTCGTGCTCTTGCCTGCCGCTGGTGTGGGGATCGCCAACCAGAATCCATCCTTTGACCGGATCAGCGGCCCGGTGTCATGCGCGCCTATGATGACCGGCGCGTTGGACCAGACCAGCGCAGCGGCGTTCAGGGTGTCGAAGGCCGTGGCCCGACCATTCGGGGCCTGAACAACCACCTCCAGCTCCGCCCGGTGCTGATAGTGGTACCGCAGGGGCGAGAGCGTCACCTCCGGCTCGCCAGGCTGGCCATCGCGCAGGATGATCAGTCCGGTTGCAGGGATTCGTTCCGGCAGAACGTCGTCACGCAAGCTTAGGGCAGCAAGCGGCTGCAGCCGTGCCTGCAGCGCGGCGAGGACGGTTTCGCGGGTGGTGGGCATGAGGCAAACTATGCAGATTTTTCAGGCGCCACTGTATCGGACGCAGCGAACGGTCGGGTGAACGCTTATTAACCGATTGCGATTACATCAAATCCCGAGGGTCAGCGGGAGGTTCCATGCAGCACAATCTACGGGACTTCCTTCGCCATGGCGGCGACGGTCAATATGTGGTCACCAAGCAGAACGGCACGGTGTACGGCTATCGCGCAGCCATATCGATCAAGTCACTTTTCCCCGGTTATGCCGACCTGCGGGCCGGATTTTCCAACCAACTTGATAGCGTCATCGCCGACAACACCCGGATGCTCCTGAACGCGCTGACGCCACCGGACACTGTGCCCTGGGTGGCCGAAGCCGACCTTCGCGACGTTTCGGACGCAAAGGAGGAAGCGCTGCGCCAGTGGGATACACGCTTGACGGCCATCTTCGAGGAATATGAGACCCATCCGCAGCGCCTGCGTCCGTTACGGACAGCGATGGAAGAGCGCCTGCTTCGGGCCTTTGCAGGCCTGATCAATCAGCTTAGGCAACAAGACCTAGGCATCGAACGTTACATCTGGCGCTCCCAGGACGACGCGAAAGTGCGCGACAGCCACGCAGACTACGATGATCAGGTGTTTCGATGGGACGAGGCGCCCGCTGGCGGCCATCCGGGGCAGGCGCACAACTGTCGCTGCTATGCAGAGCCGGTTGCACTGGGATCGCGGAACGACGTCGATCTAGTCGATTACGTGCCAACCGGAGACGGGTATCCCTTACAGGATCTGCTGGAACACGAGGCCAAGGGTGGACATACGGTTTCCCTCCATGTTGGGAAGAGTGAAAAATTCTTGCGAAGAGCGGTCAGCGTCGACCAGTTTCAAAGCTGGTTGTTTGACGTCTATCGCAAGCGTCACGGATCGTTTTCATCAATTCAAGCGGCACAAAGGCTTACGAACTCAAATCTCTCCCGGAACGCTGAAATTGTGAATGAAGTGGCCACCGGGCAAAGGAGACGGGCTTACATCGAGAGTGAGTTTACCTCGATCACGGGTATTGAAGCCTTCCGCACCGGCCCCAGCGAGTCTGCTCCGATTGTGGTCCGCCAGACATTTGGCGTCGGCACGGTTATCGAGTATGCTCCGGACATGCCGAACGGCTTCATCATCATCACTTCTTATCCGAGGAAAGACTGACGTGAAACCTCCAAAGTCCTTCTATGATTTCACTTCTCAGTTCCATCAGGATCTGGAACTTGTCTATCCAGGCTGGGCATTGGAATCGTCCGGTGCACGCCACGAACTCTATGACGATTTCCGGCAGAGATTTGGAGAAGACGCAGTGAAAGAGCTTGCAGCCTATTTCAGGCTCTTGCTCACCGACAAAGATTCAAGTCTCGGGGCCCTTTGGTTTAGAGAATCCAAGGCTGATTGGGTTATCTCCGGAAAAGGGCT